TCATCCGTTTATCACCAAGGTCTAACCGTTCGATCATGCGTTTAATAATCCACCCGATAACTCCAAGAGAGATAGCTAATACGGTGTTAAGGAAACTAGATAGAGAATCTATCATGCTATTGCGACTACTCTGATGTGCGTGTATGTAGTTCCCCAACTTGAACCAGTAATAACACCGCTTGAATCAAAATTTGCCCAGGCATTCTGTGATAATTGAATTGTGATTTGACTAGATGATAGTCCTGTTACTTGAGCACCATATTCTATAATATCAGTCGAACTCCCGCCACCTCGGACAGCTTCGAAAGGTACTGCTTTAATACCACTTCCTGAACTATCGGTAGCCATCCAAATCTGAACTATTGGCATAAATACATCCGTTCCTAAATCGTGGTCGAAAATTAAAGTAGCTGCATTAGCCACGCTTACTGGAACGGTTTGATCATCTTGGTTTACCCATCCGCTATCCCACTTAGAGACAAAACTAGTGTTACCGTTTATATTTAAACCTGATGCGTATATCGTTCCCCATTTCAATGTAGATTTACCTAGATCATATTGAGCATCGCCAGTAGGAAATACAGCACCAGTAATAGATATATCACCATTATCAGCAAATGCTGTAGCGTTTCTAGCTGCACCTGGAGTAACTATTCTAAGAACATCGGTATTTGTTCCGTGTTGATATGTGTTAGTACTGTCCTTATAAGTATCAAATGTATAAGAATCTGTTTCAGATGCAGATGGTGTATTTATCGCTGCTTTATTTATAAGAATCTGACCTCCCTCTGTTTGAGAAGTAGCTTCATATAAAACCAGGGAATTACCTACAGCTGCATTACTAGATGTTAAAGCGAAAGCTGCGTTAGCAGTAGTTCCTATACCAACAGCATTGTTAGCACCGTCTGTAATGATTAAGTTACCGTTACCTGTACTTTTAACAATAAAGTCTATATCTGATAAACCGTCATTAACTACAACTTTCTTTTGTGTAGATGTATCGTCTACTAAAAACTGTGTGTCTGTGTCGCTAATCTTAGAAGAAGTAACAGCATTATCAGCTATAGTCAGAGCAGTAGAACCAGTAACATCTCCGGTATGTGTAGCATTAGATACCTTCGCTGTATTTGCAGTAACCGCTGAGTTATTAGCTACTTCCGTATCAAAGTCTGAAATAGTAGCAGCAGTCTGTGTACCTGTGTGGTTAGCTCTAGCCAATAAAGTAGCGTCACTAGAGTTAGCTGTAGCTCCTGTAGCAATACCGTTTAGCTTTGTCTTGTCAGCACTTGTCATCACCCCAGCTAAACTGGTAGAAGCACCGCTAACCGTAGTATTATTACCTGTGGATGAAGTGATTTCTACAGAAGTAGAACTTGGCGTATTACCTAAATCTGTATTACCAGCAGCTCCTGCAAGCTCACTATGTTTTGCTAATCTTACACCACCAGCTGTAGAACCATCGTGTACACGCAGTGTATCTAAATCAGTATCTACTGTTACTTCTCCTTCAGCTCCTGTGAAAGCGTTGTGCTCGGTTGTTGTACCTCTTCTTAATTGTACGGATATATTTGGCATGATAATTATTTGGTTATGAAAGTGATCCTAAGTCTATTGATGTTGATAATTTATCAGCAGTAACAGCAGCGTTATTAATCTTAACTGTAGTGACAGCATCGTTATTAATCTTAGATGTAGTAACAGCATCGTTAGCAAGTTTATCAGCAGTAACAGCAGCGTTATTAATCTTAGATGTAGTAACAGCATTAGCAGCTAACTGTGTAGTATCAACTCCACTGCTTGCAATATTTAAAGTTACATCACCAGCAACGCCTCCACCGCTTAACCCGGTACCAGCATTAACTGCAGTTATGTCTCCAGGTGCTCCACTAACAAGACTCCCGCCAGCATTAATCCCATCATGGACATAAATCTTCTTGTCATCTGTTGTATAGATTAACTCTCCTGCGATACCAGTAAACGCAGCGTTCTCTGCACTGGTTCCTCTTCTTATTTGTACTGCAATGCTCATATTTTTCCGTATGTGTAGGAAGCTGTTACTACTGTGTCTGCTACAAAACCCCAATCATATTCAGTGGGTAAGTCGGTCTTCGGACGGAATCCCCGTTCTATAACCAATATCTCTGAAGTGTTTGGAGGTGGTGTCGTAAACTGTATCTCATCTGACCCTCCGAGTATTAAGTAGTCGTCTGGGTCTTGTACAGCTCCATCAATCGAGACTAACATAGCAGTTGATGTAACTCCGTTCGTGTTAAAAGTTAAAGAGAAATCTGTGTTAGTACCGTTACCTGTAAACTTACTAAAATTTGGAGCAACACTTAAATCAACTTCTGAAACCAATTTATCAACATAAGTTTTAGTAGCTGCGTCTGTACTCGCACTTGGTGATCCTAAACCTGTGACTTTTTTGGTAGCCATATTAAGGTTACCGCTCATCGTATCACCGCTCTTATTAACCTTTAACGCATCACCAGATACACGAGCAGAAGCTTCATCAGCAACTTCGTCATCTACATAAGTCTTATTGGCAGCATGATCTCCACCTACTGGAGCAGTAAGTCCTTGGACACTATTAACACCCGTGATGTCATTACCACCCATTGCTAGATTACCGGACATACTGTCACCACTTTTAGTCACTTGTAGTGCGTCTTGATCGTCTACATACTTCTTGTTAGCAGCGTGGTTATCGGAGGTCGGAGCAGCAAGTCCTTGTACACTGTTAACACCAGTGATGTTATTGTCGGACATAGCCAGACTACCCGTCATCGTGTCACCTGCTACATCTACATACCGATTGTCTGCATATCCTTTAGTAACAGCATCTTGTGGGTCTTCAGGGTCAGCTAGATTAACAAGCCGTACACCGTCTGCATCGTAATTACCGTCTTCGTTTTTAACTAAAGTATTCTTACCACTACCTTCTTCAATCTCTTCGTTTAAGAATAAGTTGTGTAAATAAGCTAAATCTAAATCTCTCTCTGGTAGTACCGTACCGTTCTTAAAGTCAACAAGTAGAGTGGATGCGTCACTGTCTCTTCTGATTCGTATACGAGCACCTGATTCTGGAGCTGTATCAAAAGTGATTGTACCTGCTGATGCGTCTATCGTATAGTCCGCAGGATCAACTACTTCAAACTTTCCTCCTGTTGTTGTGGAATCGTCTACTCCGACTATGATGTGGTCTTGTTGTCGTCCGGATAGAACTGCGAAAGTATAGGCAAAGGATGTTTCGTTCCCGTCGCCAGTGTAGTCTACATAGGTGTTTGCCATGATAATATATTATTAACTATTGAGTTAGGAGTTCAAGCACTATTGATTCAATAACTGAAGTTGAGGGTTATCTTTTAACAGTTCGTCAAGATCGTTTCTATTTAACATCTCCTCAACTGCTATTGGTTCACCTGTAGTTATAGACTTACCTTTAGTGCTATCTATTACTTGCCGGAGAGTCTGCCTAGGTCCATACTTTTCATATTCTAAAGTACCTTCCTCGTTTTCCTCTTCGCTTATAAATTCATCTAACCAATGCGTACCGCTAGTATTACCTATATTTTTTATTATATTTATAGCAGTTTTTTTGTAAGCTTTGTTTAGTTTATCATTTATTTTTTGTAATGCAGGGTTAGCTACCGAAGTCGGATCAGCTGTTCCCTTTCTGGGCTTAGAACCCTTTTTGTATGAATCCTGCCATCTTGTTGTTTTAATCATTTCGATGACTTGTTTATCCACTTCAGTCTTCCTAAGCTCTTGATCGAAGCGATATTTAAGAGATGTGCCGTTATTATCTACAAACTTGTACATATCGATACCTCTTATAACAGGAAATTGTTTTGGTGGTTTTACAAGCTGACCCTCTCCTTCAATATCTTTTTTATAAATAACATCGAACTCGTTCAACTCGACACTTCTATCTGGTGCCCATCTAATAAAAGTTTGTAAAGGTGTTTTAGGTGATGGTAAATCGTATCCGAAGTGGTCAGTCTTTTTATTACCTGCTGGATGATTACCTGTAACTTTGTAAGCTAATCTGTCTTGCCAAGAACCTCCTCTTAATTCTTCTACACTACCCTTTTCAAAATGTAGTTTTAATACTTTATTTATCTGTGAAGGCACTAGGGCAAAAGAAGCTAACCAATCTACTAAAACACCTGTCATTAAGTTATCATCCCCACTAAACAAACGCTCTACAGATTTCATGCCGCCAGCAACAGGAACCTCTTTAAACAAATCTTTCATAGAATTTAACATCACTGTTATTCTAGATTGATCGTCTGTTAAAATAGGTTTGCCGGATTCGTCTTGAAACTCTTTCATTTCATCGTACATAGCCCAGTCCGCACCGATAGCGAAAGCCATGGACAAAGGAAACAACTCCCTATAACCCCAGCCTTCTATTGTATTTTGTTTAGCTTTAGGGTTCTTATGTTGGAATCTTTCTCGTTGTGTTTGATTCATCCATGACAGTGATCCTACCGCTATACCTGATGCAGCTAAGGCATACCCTAAAGACATCATACCTGTACCCAACAAAGTATCTGTTATAGCGTCTCTATGATAAGCAATCCTTCTTCCTTTTAATTCTTTAATCTTAGTTTCTAATTCATCAACTTCTTTACTCAGCTCAACTCTACGGTCTGGTGTGGTTTCCTTATTACCGATAATATCATTCTTTTCACGAATCTTAGTCCTAGCTTTCTTAATCTTTTTATTATAAGGATTTCTAGCAGCTTGAGCAGCTGGTATTACAGGAAGTCCAACCCGTATAGAACGCCCCGCACCTCTGGCTACTACCGTCATTATCGGAGCTAACAGATGAATTAAAGCACCCGCTGCTGGTGTATCCTCTAACATCTTTAACTCTTTAACAAACCTCAATACTTTATCAGCTATAGGTTGTGCTATCTCCGTCTCATCTAAGTTAGCTACATTAGAATCAAATAACAGTTCTTTATTTATAGTATCCGTAGCGGTAGCGTTAACACCTTCTTCACTAAGTATTTCTAGCCCCTGATCTTTAGTCCACTTCCGTTTGTATAATTCTGTTGCTAGTTCAGCTGCCTTCTTAGGGTCTTTAGGGTGTGTATTAAAAGCATCCTTCCAAGCTTCAGACATTAACTCAGCACGCAACAACTGTCTCCTGAAACCCTCATCTATAGGCATGATACCTCTTAGTGGTAGCTTCATAAACTCATTGAACATCTTACCCAAAGGCAGTCTAGCTAAAACATGTTGAACTCCGGTTACAGTTTCACCTCTCAATCTTTTTCTCCTGGCTGATTCTTCAGCTGCTTCTAGCAATCTAATAGGGTCACCAAAAGAAATATCACCCGTCAGTCTGTTAGCACCCGCAGCTCCTGTAGCACTTTCTAAGTTTTTAGCTGTAAGAGCTACGGCACGACCTGTACCTTTCCAATTTTTTAAAGCCTCTCTAAGTCCGTAGAAATTAGCTTTTAATGTTTGGTACGAAGATATTTGAGAACCACTGTAACCTTTAGTTACCATCATATCTGCTATAGGTTCCGCTCCAATCTTAGTAAACTGTTTAAATGAACTGGCTATACCACCCAACGCACTAGCTAAAACAGAACTGGTTTGCCATATCATAGCGTACACTCTGTTGTTACCCCATTGTCTAAGAAATCTAGATACTTTAGTTTCAACATCAGCTTGAGCAGCAGCTATGGCTTGTTTCTTAGTAGCCTCGTAAATACGCTCTTCACGCATCTTATCTACAGCTTCATCCAAGTCTTTCAGTTTATCCCGCATCCTTTTATCTGATGCTCGTATCTCTTTCTCTATCTGATCAGTACTTCTTATTTTCTTCGGACCTGTAGCCTTAGGTGCTAGATGTTCACGCATTTCTGAAACAACACCTCTAGCTTCCATCTCGGCTCTCTTAGCTAGCTCTTCTCTTAACTCTTTTTTACGCAGAGCTTCCGCTTCGATAGCATCATAAAACTTTATCTTATCTTGATATTCAAGAAGTATCGGATCGGTTTCTTCAGGTTTCCGTCCAGCTCTTTCGGCTGCTCTTTTATCTAAATCGTAATCATCCGCAAATCTTTTCCTTCTTTGCTCTAACCTCTTTTTAGCTAGTTCCCTTCTCTTCCTGATAGCTTCTAACATCTTAGCTTCCCGAAACTTTTCAGTCTATTCTAACCTAGCTCTATCAATCTCATCAACACGCTTACGCATGTTACTTTTAAGAAACGCTATGTCTTTATTTACTTTTTCTAATTCACCAGGGACTTTAGTTGGTCCTTTAAGTTTTGTTACTTCAGCTCGCTGGGCACCCAACGGTCCTGTTTCAACTTTTAATAACCTAGCTCTTTCTTTATAGGCTGCTTCAAGTTTTAAAGCGTCACGCTCGTTAGCTTCATGGAACTTCACAGTCCTTTCTAGCTCTTCTATCTCAGCATTGACCTCAGCTTTAGCAGCTTTATCTTTTGGTCTTATTTTCTCTATCTGAAAAGCCCTTGCTCTTAATTCTTTTAACCTCTTCTGTAATCGTGCTTTCTTCTTAGCTTCGGCTTTAGCTACCTTGTTAGGGTCTTGTAAAGATATGTCGGACTCAACTACTTGTTTTTGTAATAACTTCTTTGTTTTGTTATTTACTTTCCGGATAGTAGCTAAGTACGATCCAACAGCTTTCTTATTAGTCCAATCAGGTGCTGGTCCTACTTGCTGTCTAATCTTAGCTATGTCTCCTTCCTCAAGCAGCTCTAAGTAAGTCTCTAAACGATTCTCTTCTTGTGCTATTTGTTTAGCTTCTCTTTTACCTGTAGCGTAGAAGTCTAACCTATTTTGTATATCTATTTCTTTCTCAGATTTCTCTCTAGCTTTTTTAGCTTTAGCTTCTGGTTTAAGACCTACAAACTCTTGTTGTGCTTCTCTTAATTTTTGTTGCAACCTCGATATTATAAGTTCTTGAGGTACTTCTTTAGGTTCTTTCGTAGTAGCTTCTCTAAGTTTACGCTTATAGTCAGCTGTAGCTTTACGATCAAATTGTTCACCTAGTTCTTTAAATCTAGGTCTTACACCCAAAGCGTCATCTACTGCTTTATATAACTCAACATTAGCGTCGTTATCAATAGCTTGTCTAAGTGCTTTCTCGACGTTCATCCAAGCATCTTCTTCAGCCCCTGCCCGTTCACTTAATACAGTTTCGTAATTATATTTAGCAGCGTCTTTACGGGCAGATTGTAAACCTCTACCGTACAGTGTATCTAACGGGTCTATAACTTTTCTATTTAAATCCCTGATAAAAACCACTTCATCTAAAGCTACTTCTAAAGCCCTTATCTCCTTACCGTCGCTCTCTCTAAAAGTATTAATGGCTTTACTGAATATACTAGATGAATCACTGTACAGTTTCTTAGCATCTCTTTCTATATTCGGTCCTTCTATAGTAGGAGGTTTACCCGTCGAGAACGCAGCTCTAGTTCTATCTACTAAGCTTTGTAGCACACCATCTCTTTTTAAAGGTTTTGGCTTAGGCGTTGGTTCTTCTACTTTAGGTGCTTCAGCTTCGACTGCTGCTTCTTCTACTATAGCTTTGGGTTCTGCTACCACCTCTTCTTCAACTTCCCTTAACTTCTCATCCGGTGCTTCTAGTTCTTCTTCGGTCAGTTTACCAGGCTCTTCTATCGGTTTTGGGTTGGCTTCAGCTTCATCAACTCTAGCATTTTCTTCCTGTATTTCTTTCTTTAGCTGTTGGTTTAGTTCTTTAGCTTCTTCTATTTGTTTACGCTGTTTCTTTAGTTCAGCGATCTTAGCGTTCTTTGCAGCAAAGTTGGTAAATATTCCGACATCATCTGCTTCTTGTTGTATCTCTTTATTAATGTCGTCAATTTGTTTTACTAAATTACCATCCATTAAATCAGTTAATTTAACAGCTTGTTCTCTACCCCACTTACCCTTACTACGCCAGTAACTGAATAAACCTACACCACCTCTAAGTGCAGTATTCAAAGTACCACCTACACCTGTAGAGAAAGCTAAGTCAGTATAATCAAAACCTCCCTCACGAGGCTCTTCTAATAACATACTTACAGATTGCCTGAATGAAGATTCTAAAGCACCTATAGTAGCACCGCTAACAAAAGACTTAACACCGTTTATAGTAACAATCTTAGGTGTTATTTTTTTACCTAATGGCGGTTGTAGGAATTTAAATACAGGTAAACCATCTACTATATTAACAATAGGAGTAGCATTAAAAACCCCAGCTGCCATTAATTCAGAAATTCTTATACCATCTTCCTGTGCTTTAAATTGCCTTTTAATTTCTTGATTAGCGTAGTTAGATAAAGCACCTACAGTTATCTCAGCTGCACCGAAACCAATCATACCTACAGGAGTTGCTTTAAACGGCTTTGTTACTTTTGAAGCTGCTCTAGCTCTAGCCAACCATTTAGCGTATGCGATGTTACTAGCGATAGGAGCAGTAAGTTCTACTGTCGTGCCTAAAGCGTAACCGAACCACTGCTCGCTAGTTAAAGATTCGTCTAACCTATCTTGGTCTTGTTCTACTTGTATCTGTGCGTTCTGCTCTAGTAACTTACTAACCGAAATATCAGTTCCTTCAATATATGGAGCGGGAGGTCTTTCTTCTAATGGTACTGTAGTTTCATCTATAACATCCTCATCCTCTTGTAAGTATTTAGGATCAGGCTTTGTACTTCTAAGACGCTCTTGTAAATCTTCAAATGTAGGCATATCACAAAGGTCTTCTTGGTCTGTCTATTAAGTCAGCTTGTATAATACCAAAAGTAGAAAAAGACTCTTCATCATATATACCTAACTCTTGATATTGTTTTTGTAACTCCAAGTCTTCAGGTGTTAACTTCTTACCATCTAAATCTTTAATTAAAACATCCATCCACTCTGATAATTTATTTTCCATCTCAAGTCTACCTCCGAATAGAAATACATCATCCGAGTCAAGGTCTATCTCTTTTAACCTACGCACAGATTCCGGTGAATACCTAGATAAACCGTAGTTATAATACGAACGACGCTCTTCATGGTAACGATTGTTACTCGCCATGTGCTTTCTGTCTTCTTCTATAACAGCTCTATCCATCTGGCTTAACGGTACACCTCTATCAATAGCATCTAAAGAGTCGTATTTAGTTATAACATCAGGAGTAAAAAAGTTTTCTTCTTTCTCTTTAGTAGCAGCTTTAGTTATAGGTGTCTCAGGTTCTGCTCGATCCACTTCGCCATCTATTACAGTACCTTCTGGTTTCATTTTAAGGATGTCTTTACGGGCTTCTACTATACGCAGCCATCTTTCACGCTCCTCTTTCATTAAACCTTTTAATACACTATTTACTTCAGCTTCGTTTTTTGGTGCAGCTAATTTAAGTTCTTCTTTTATACGCTCAGTAGCACTTCTTTCAAACTCTCTTCCTGTTTCACCTTTGTAAGTTTCCTCTAACTGTCTCTCCTCTACATCATCTATATCTACAGGGTAAGCTAACTCAGTCTCGTTTTTAATCATCTTAGCTACATCGGAACCTACGCCCTTGAATTGCTTGGTAGTAAAAACAAAACCATTTTCCCTAGCATTAACGCCTAACTGTAATAACTCATCCCAGGGAGCATACTTCTTTTCTTGTGATTCTATAAAACCTTTTACTGTAGGTAGTTCATCCAAACCTTCAGCCCACTCTAAAAACTCCTGCTCTTCTTTCCTCTTAAATGTATCGTTTAAATTTATAGGCTGAGTAGGTCTTTCAAATATTGCTTTATCAATAGCGTCTAATCTAGTTGTGTTGCCTATGTATAATTCCGACGCTAAATCAGGAGCATCTTCTGATTGTGATAGTTCAGACAATTTATTTCTGTAAGCAGCTACCGGATTACTTGATTTAATAATCCCGTCCATCACGGTATTCAACTGTTGCCTATCGTCAGCTAAGTCTGTACTTAAACTAGTCAATGTACTACGCATAGCACTTAAATGGTTCGCTTCTAATTCACCACCGAACCTAAGCATACCATTCAGACCTGTAACTGTTTCCTTGTATAAACCTGCAAATACTTGCTGCTTAGTAGTTTTAGATACAGTACCTTGCTTGGACTCAGCTTGTTCTAAAGTCGTTATGAAATCATTAATAGTTTTAACAGACTGAGCAGAACCAAACACCCGTCTACCATTGACTTTCATTAACTCCATAGCACCAACAAAAGACCTAGCATCTTTAAACTTTTCTTTTGTTATCAGTGTATCAAGCTGTGCTGTGTAACCATCTAATAGTATCTTCTGCCTAGTAGAAGGATCAGTGATACCCTGCTCTACCATTAATTTCTCACGCTGCTCTGCTAACAATTCTAGACCTACTACATCAATAGAACCTGAAGTTGTAGCCTGTCTTAATTGAACCATTAAATCCTGACCCTGAGCTGCTTGAATAAAACCTTCCCTATTCTTTTCATACTGAGCTAACAGCTTCTCTTTGTACTGCGGTATCACTGAGTTCCATAAAGCCTTAGAAGCTAAGCTATCAGCTACATCACCGCCTAGCTTTTCATTTAAAACACTCCACTCCTTATTGATAGCTTCGTCTATAGCTTGCGATGCCTGTTCCCTCTTAGTGTATGTTTCAACATTTATAAGTGAGTCAGCTATAGAATTTAAACTAGGAAGTGTGGCGTTGTTTATGTGCTGCTTTAACAGTACCTGATCAAACTTCTCTTGTTCTCTTTGTTCCTCTTGAAACTGTGCAGCTTGTGCTTTCTGTAGTTCTATGTCTCTAGTTAGTTCTTGTTGTCTAATACCAGCATATCCTTTAACTAACAAACCTGCTTTCTCAAAGTCCCCTGCAAGTCTTAACAGTGGTGATGCTTGTGGTTTAGGTGCTTGTTGCTGTGCTATTCCAAACTGAAACCCAGGAAGATCAACAGGTTGAACAGTAGGTGCTTCGCCTAACCCTTGTACTTGTACTCGCTGCTTCGCCA